CCTGTTGTTGTGAAATTTTTTGGCACTCCTGGTTCAGGAAAGACTTTTGCTGTTGATAACATCATTGATGCGCTCATTGAACGTGTTCCAGATTATAACAATCTCACAGTTGGTGATCTAGTTTTTAGTAGAAAGGTTGAGAATGAGTTTTGGGATGGTTTCAAGCCTACCAACAAAATTATTAAGTATGATGATTTCGGACAAATGAATGAAACTTCCACTTCTCCTGGAGCTAGCGAGCACTTAGAAATTATACGTTTAGCTAACTCCGATGCCTACCTCTTGCACATGGCTAAGGTTGAGTTGAAAAACAACACCTATGCCAAACCTGATTATGTTATGATCACTACCAATGACGAGCACTGCGTGTCCAAGAAGATCAAGGACCAAAATGCTTTTAAACGTAGAATTGACTTTGATGTATGTATTGAGATCCAAGATGAGTTTCGCACCTTTCGTAATGGCAATGCCGTCTTAAACGGCAGAGCTGTATGGTTCAAACAGAACCCTGGATGCACGGATCAAGACGCTCTTCAAGCGATCGTTGACGGCACGTATAAGGTCTATCCTGATTACGACGTCTTGCGATTTAGAGTTAAGCATTTTAATGAGCAATCTGAAGAAGTGGAATCTGTTTGGAAATTTGACCAGCTGGTTAAAGAGATGATGAAGGAGCACGAGATGAAGAAGTATAGAAATGCACAAATCAAGCACAACCCTGCACACATTGCTATTCCTGCTGTTATTGTTGATTTAGTTGATAATGTTGATGAACAGGTTGTTATCAAGAGCAACCAAACTGATGTGGACCACATGGCTTTTTTTAAAAAGCACGGTGATAAAATTGCTGACAAATTCTTTGATCTTTTACCTACTGAACTATTCGCCAAAGTTAAACTCACTGTTCAAGACCTCATTCTGCTGGGCAAGGAGTCAGTTGCTGATCTTTGGTCTGAAAAAATGACTGCTCTCAAACGTCTTGGGCACTTTTTCAAAACTTATTGGCCAGTGATTGCTGGTGTTTTTGCCATTGTTACATCTTTAGGTTTCATTGCTGCCAAAGATTGTCCTTATCGAAAGGCTCTCAAAGGCTCGTCTTTTGTTGACCTCTTTGCCTGCACACCTTGTGGCACTGTTTTCGGCAGAGCCTATAGGCCTACTTCTTGCAAATTCTGTCTACGGCTTCGTCAAAAGCCTCGCTCTATTATCCGCATGCAACC